GTCTGTCATCCGTCAGCGCTCCTTATTGCAGCGCGAACAGTTGCGCCGCCACTATCGCCGAGGGTTCAGGTTTTAAATACCGTCGACCCAAAAACAGGCATACCGCTTCAGTTTCGGGCGTGGTATGACCGCGACGGTGGATTATACAAATTTTCCGTTGGACTGCTTTATGGCGTGGCAGTCGGCAACGGATCCGCACTCAAACGAATTTTAAGCGCATAAACAAAATGGTCAGTAAACCCAACATCCTAATAGGGCTCAAACGCACCGGCGAATTTGAAGCGATTGCCATCAGCGAAGATGCAGACGTTATCAAGAAGGCGTTTGACAAAGAGCGGGACAACCCAAGCGGCAAATATATCCAAATCCAGGAATACCGCCGCCCACCGTATCGCCGCCGCCGTGATATTTCGCAGACTCCGCCGAGTTCCGAAAAAAAACCAGCGCCCAAGACCAAGTAACACCCTACATTGTATTGGTTCCGTTTGCCCGGTCTGTCTGCATGACGGGCCGGGCATTTTGAATATATGGCCGACAACAAAATAACCCAAACAAATAGCCGGTTCCTGTATGAGACAGCCGCTGCCGCAACGCCCACAACATGGGTTGCGATTGGTGAGGGTTATACCTGGAGCGATTCGGGCCGGTCGTTCCGCGTAACAGCAGACGAGCCGCAATTTGACACAACGGCTTATGTTGCCCAGCGGACAAACGAAAGCGGGGATTACGAGGACGAGGTGACAATCGCGCTTGATGTTCCAGAAGGTGATGGAATTAGCCGAACCGATGTTTTTTCGTCGGCTTTAGTCACAGGCCCACCCGATTACACGATCCTGACCAAGATTGATACGTTTAACCGACGGGCTGAGCAAGATAGGATCTCCCATGAACAACAAGTTGATTTGGAGGCACAAATCGGAATCATTTTTGACTACGCTGGCAGCAAATACCGAGGAACCGTAACGAGCCGCACAGATTCAAAGGAATTTGAACCAGGTGGATATTTGGAAGGGTTTGAGGCTTCTGTGACAACGAGCCGTCAGCAATGGTCCAGTGCTTCGGTTGTTCCGATAATTGGAGCAAGGGTTACTGTTGCGGGGGTTAAATACCGCATCGGCCAGATAATCAAAAACGGCGGTCATTATCAATTCAACCTTACGAAACAGCGTGGCAGTTGAAGTAAAAATTGATACGCGAGAATTCAACGCGGCGCTTCGAGAATACATCAAATTCTCAAAGCGAAGCTTGGCCGAGATCGTCAACAAGAGAGCTGTCAACATTTGNTTCCGAGCNATACGGCACACGCCAGCAGCCAGGCGCCCNCGTATNAACCGNGATTTACGCCAAAAAAGCAGAGTTGCGCCCAAGGCTCAACTTGGACCGATCCTTGTAAATTACAACCGAGGGCGAGCAGGCAAAAAGGGTTTTCAAGGAAAAGACATGGCCGCAGCAGTCGAAAAAATGAGGCTTGCTCGCCATGCATCCGTCGGGTTTGTGAAATCGGGATGGTTCGGGGCCATCAGGGATTTGCAACCGTCAGCAAAGGTTTTCCGCCGCCCGCCAAGGGTAATCATAAAGGGAAGGCCGAAGGGGTACGGCAAAGCAGCTCGCCAGGGGATTAATCCAACCGCTGAAATTGTTAACCAGGTTGAAGGCGCTGTGAAGGTTGGCTGGCAAGCGCTTCAGAGGGCGCTGAACGAGGACGCGCTCGACATGCGCGGCTATGTGGCCAAAAAAATGCAACAAGACGCTGACAGGTTTAATGCACGATGAGCGCACGAAGTAAAACCGAAGCTGCAATGGTGGCACTGCTCAAGGATTATTACTCAGGGCATGTTTACGCCGGTACTCGTGGAGAGGTTAAGGAATTGCCTTGTGTCGTCGTATCGGTTGCCAGCGGCGAGGAAATGCCGCTTGGAAGCGGTAACACTGTCTGTGAGGTAACTGTAAGTGTTCAAGATCAGATCGACGAGGACGGCACACCGAACAGCACAGCCAGATTTGACGACGCTGTTGATCGCATCCAAGACGCAATCAGATACGACAATTTTAACGCTCAATTAAGCGCCAAGGCATCAGATTTTTATTGCATCGGAGTTATGGGGCGAAGTGGCCCAGAAACTCAGCACGATGACGAGCAACCAATGATTGCGGAAGTTTTCACAATGTCTCTGCTCATAGCCGAGGCAGATTTATAAACACAAATCCAAGGATAAAAAATGAGTGTAGTTCAAAAAGGTAGCCCGGTAGTTTTCAGTTTAGGAGCAGGGCCTGCAAAGTATTTGAAAATTGGGTCGAGTTCAGAGGTTAAAGTTTACCTTCAAAACGTAAGGCTTTCCAAAGGAGCCGACAATCAGGTGATACCCGACGGTAACGGTGAGGATGCCGGTGTTGTTTTCTTTAACCAGAAAAAAATCCTAAGCTTGAGTCTTTTTATATCTGGTTCATCTGCGGCAAACGCAGAAACAGCATTCCAAACCGCCATAGAAATAGGCGATGAATTAATTTTGTCATATGACGACTGGCCTGAAATTGATTCTGATGCCAGTAGTGGCATGACCGGGGATACAACGAATGGCTCAGGGCAATTCATTATAGACTCCGCCGAAAAAGTAAGGGTAACCGGGCAAATAGCTGAATGGAGCATTGTGGCAATTCAAAGAGCTAACGATCTTACTTAATGAACTGGATCACAACCATCGAGCCATCGCCTTGGCGTATTGCTGGGTATCACCTTGGACCGCTCCTGTATGGTCACTGCCTGTTAATGGAACGCTTTAAAGGGCCCAACACTCCGACCGCCTTGGATTTGTGGCGTTGCCTAAATATAGCAAGCAGGCCTTATGATCAAGCAAGGTTATGGTTGACCGATGATTTAAATTGCAGCCTTTCAATTAAGCGGTGGGCCTTTTTGCGTGTGGTTGGAAAAATGCCTCGATTCGAGGAAGTTTTAACGGCGTGGAATGATTACATGGAGGAGAACACCGCAACGCCTGAGGTTATGACAAACGATTCATCAGGGGATGATTTCGGGACTCCTTATCTTCAAAGTTTATTCAATGTTGCTGTATCCTCACTAAATTACAACCCACAGGAAATTTATCATGCTAGATTTGGTCAGCTTGTGTGGTCGATACTTGCATGGAATGAAAGCCAGGGCGGTTGTCGTGTTGTTAGTGATGAATTAAGCGAAGTGTTCAAGAAAATGAGATGCCAAACTTTGAGCTAAAAGGGAAGGTAAGCCTTGACGGCAGTAAGTGGAAAGCTGGACTTGCTCAAGCTGAGCGAGAAACAAAGGGTTTTGCTCAGAATGTCAGCATCACTATTGGATCATTTATCAAGGGGCATATCGTTGCTGCAATTAAAGACGCCTTTTATGAGGCGGTTAGGTTCGTTGCAAGTCAATTGCCAAGATCCGCAAAAATCCGGGACCAAGCCGCAAAGGCAGGGGTCACGCCTGAACGCTATCAACAATTTGAATACGCGGCCACACAAAACAGCGCAACAGGCGAGCAGGTTGTTGCTGCAATCAAAGGTCTTTCAAAAACCCAACAACGGGCCAATGAAGTTGGAAAAGATGGTAAATTCAAAGACATGGGAATCAGGGATACTTTTGCTAAATTCGGCATTACTGATCAGGATTTGCAAATGCCTCCCGCCGCTCTTTTTCAAGTGCTCGGAAAACGTGTTGGGGAAGGGTGGAACAAGAAGGACGCAATGGCAGACCTGCAAAAATTAATGGAAGAAAGCGGCGTCTCTTTAATACCAATGTTTAAGGCTGGGTTTGAGGAAGCAATGACCAAAGCGGCAGGATTGGGACTAACTTCTGGAGCTGATGTCAGGCTGTTGGCTGGACTGGATGATAAAAAGACAGACCTAGCTTTTAAGGCAAATAATGTTGCGGCAACAAAAGCGGCGGCAGGGGTTCGGCTGATTCAAAACGCCAGAACTTCAGATGCATCCTTTTTAAGCGCCGGGCCAGGTGCACCGCCTCCTATATTTTTCGAAATGCAGCGAACCATGAAAAACATTGAGAGAAACACATCTGAACTGAAATGACCGTTAAATGGAAAGGCAGCACAGCGATACAGCTTCAACGCGTTGAGTCTAAATGGACACGGGAACGCGGGTGGGAAGCTGTCTATATTTACGTTGGGCCAAAGGCGCTCATTTCAGCGGCGGCAACCAACTCAGCTTATGTCCAGTATTCAACCGGCATTGATGTTGTCCCGGATAAAAACCTTTCCGAGTTGCGCGTTACATTCGCCAACTCAGACAACAG